GCACCTACTGCTGCTGCTGGAACTGATACGACTCAGATTGCTACTACCGCATTTACGCTGGCGAATCGTGGAGACCGATATCTCACAACCAGCACATCATCTCATTCTATCACCACTGGCTCCAAGACGTTTGTTGTCCAGTCAGGACTCAGCTACACCCCGACACAGGACGTTACAATTGTATACGATGTGGCCCGACACATGCATGCTTCTGTTACCAGCTATTCTGGAACATCGTTGGTGGTTAATGTCGATACCGTGGAGGGTTCAGGTGGGCCATTTACAGCTTGGACGATCAATGTTGGCGGGCTTTTGTCGGCACAGGGAGCATTGCTTGAAGTAAATAATCTTTCCGATGTTTCAAATCCCGCAACCGCATTGACTAATATCGGAGGAGTCCCAACATCCCGAACTGTATCAGCAGGAACTGGTCTGACGGGTGGTGGAGATTTGACAGCAAACAGAACTTTGGCCGTTTCCTACGGAACAACAGCGGGAACGGCAACACAGGGCAATGATACACGCATCGCCAACATTCGCAGCAACTCGATAAACACGCAGGATAGTGGTGATGAATTAGGAGGTTCTATCAATCTAAGTGGTGGCTTAGATGGTGCAGGTGGATCCATCAACACAAGCAATGGCGGCGGATTCATTGATACAACTGGAACTGGTGTTATTCAGCTTGGATCTAACGGAACGCGCACTATTCTGCTGGGAACCGCAACGAGTAATCGGTTGTTAGACCTGCCAGACGTAACTGGAAAGCTCGCCATGACTGCTCAACCAGACGATTATGAAGTTACGGATTATACGAAAGGAATTATTTTGAAATCACCAAATGATACACGCTGGCGGATAACCATAAACGACGATGGAACACTCTCTCGCGTAGCCTTGGCTCTAATGACTGTTCTGGCATTCGTCACAAGCGGATTCGCACAAGTTAAAGACATGGTGACAGCTACCAACGGGAACATCATAACAGGACGAACAAATGTTCTTACATTCACCAACAGAGTGACCATTCCGATTTCTTCTGGTGCGGCCACAACGAATAGCATTCTAACCGCAGACGGCGCAGGAGGTTCATCATTTGTTGCAAGCCGCACACAAACTGTCACCATGACCAACAGTTCCTTCCGCACCAATACCGCTGACACTACTCTGGCCGTCAATGGTCAAACCAATATGACATTGTCTGTAAATGCCAACTCCACATATCTAATTTATTATTCCTTCATCATTACGTGCCCCACGGCTGGAGGATGGAACGGGAACTTACAAACTACTCCATCAAACAATGTGTTTATCGACCAATTTATAGGTCGGCAAGGTCGGCCCATCAACGTCTCTGGAAACGATTGGACTTCTGGAACCAACAGTTCAGCCCTGCAATCGGTCAACTTTTCCCGCACCAACATGGCGATCAGTGGGCAAGGCATCTTGCAAACTGGAACAAACTCGGGAACCATCACTCTGGTTTGGTGGCAAAACACACCAACTAACATCGCAACCGAACTTCGGGCGGGCTCTACTATTTCAATCACTAGAATCAGACCCTAAACTTATGAAAAAAATAATCCTCATCGCTATCCTCGCCGCCGCGCCAAGCATCCACGCGCAACTCGTCCCGCAGACTCAGCTTGAACAAGACTTGTCCAGCATCGCTCGCGCAGCCAACGGCACTACCTACTACGGGCAACTTCTCGTGCAGAGTCTCAACGCCGCTCACGCCGCCGTCTGGAGCCTGCCCGATGATCGCCTGACCGCCGTCCTCAACCACCTCGGCCCTGAATCAGTGACGGGTTTGATCATGTTGCAAGCGGCTACGGCAACGGCGCTGAATCAATCGCTTGATGCGGCTGGTGACACTGGATCTCGCGCTGTTGTTAATCCATCCCGTCAGTTTTCGTGGAACGGCACTGATGTGGTGCTGGTTCCGCTTGCAGAGGAATAAGTTCACAATTGACTTAACTGTAAAATAACCATAATCTATTAATTCCTAATGGCTTCTAACGGCAACGCAGAACTGGAAAATCTACCTGAAAGTGGTAGTCCCCCAAAAAAGCGGATTAAATCATCCGACAGCCTTGTAGCAATCGCTAACAAGTATATCGAACAGGATGAGGATGCGGCATATCTTCGGGCGCGGGCACAAGCACTGGTCAATGGAGAAGCGCCCTATGATGCCGAAGAACTAAAAAGCAAGGGGCTAACCCATGTGGTTAATGCAAACTTCGGGGAAGCGAATGCCATTATGGAATCCGCTTTGGCTCCATACATCGAACTCCAGAACGGGGTGCCCCGTATCGCCAACGTCATTATGGAATCCTATGATGGGGATTCCAATGAGGACTCTGAGATCATCTCTGAAGAGTTTGATTGGATGCTCAAGGAATGGAGTGACTATGCATACAATATGCAACTTCTTTCCCGCGAGTTTGTGGGTGACGGAGTGGGTATTGCGATGTGGCCCGATGAACGCTCCATCTTCTGGGAGCCATGTGGGCTTAAGGATTTCAAGGTGGCCCGTGACACAAAGGTATCAGATGAGTCTATTGAAGTGGGTATTGTTCAACGCTCTATGAGCGTAAGCGAGCTTTACAATTATATCCGCAATCCCAAAGCGGCGAAAGCCTTGGGTTGGAACCTTAACTCAGTCAAGCAGGCCATATGGAAAGCTTCAACCAAGCGGGATCAGTGGAAAAACTATACCGCCCATTGGGAAGACTTTGAGCGCGAAATCAAAGAGAATGATCTTTACGCTGGGGAATCGGCCTACCATCGTGCCCAGCTAATCTACGGATACAACCGCGAATTCGACGGCAAGTTTACCCAGCTTATCGGTTCCCGCGATTCTTCAGATTTCCTCTACGAGCGTTATTCTCGTTACGGCAACGTAAACCAATGTTTCGTTATCTTCACCTATGGGGTCGGACAGGGCACATTCCATACGATTCGCGGGCTCAAGCAGAAGATCTACAACCAGATCCAGATCTCAAACAGGGTTCTGTGCCAAGCCGCCCAAGCTGCCATTACTTCTGGACTTATCCAGTTGCAGGGTGACGCCGAAGCCATCCAAGACTTTCAATACATTGAGGTCGGGCCTTATACGTTCATCCCTAGTGGGCTGACTCCGATCCAACTTCAACCTCCCGCTGTAGCAACTCAGGGTCTTCCTGTTTACAATCTAATGAGCCAAGTGTTACAGAATAATACTGGCAGCTATCGTTCGCGTCAGATCAATCCAGACAACCAAGCGCGTTCCGCGACAGAGGTTTTGCAGCAGGCCCGTCAAGAGTCTACGCTCAACGCCGCAGCATTGGAACTTTTCTACACTCCCTACAACAAGCTTCTGACCGAACAGTACCGTAGGGCCGTTAACCCCTTCCTTACAGCCAACGATAAGGGAGGCAAGCTTGCCCTTGAGTTCCGCCGCCGCTGTGCGCGTCGAGGAGTCTCCGTTGAGCGTATGCGCCAGTTCCTCAAGGTCACGGCATTCCGCGCCATGGGCGATGGAAGTCCCGTGATGACCGAAATGGCAAGCAAGCAACTCATGGAGCTTTATTCCTTGATGGATGAGAAGGGTAAGGAAAACACCCTGCGTTCCGTCATTGCTGGCATCTCTGGAGTGGGTTGGCAGAAAGTCAACCTATTCGTTTCCGATAAGGGCCCGCGCCGTGTGGTGGACTTTGACATCGCCAACCTTGAGAATGGCAACCTCCGTCAAGGTATCCCACAGATGGTTCACGATAGTCAGAACCATGCCGTGCATATCGAGGCCCACATCCCGATGATTGCCGAAATCATTGAGGCCCATCGCCAACAACAGATTCCCGACGAGCAGGCAATGCAGATCTTGCGCCCTGCTTCTGATCATGTGACCGAGCATCTTGTCTTCTTCTCCAACAACAGCTATCGGGCGCAGGAAGTTCGCGAACTCAAGCGCCAAATCCAGAACCTCACCGCTTATATTGATGAGCTTGAGCAGCAGGTCATCAATCGCATGATGGCCCAACAGAGCAAGGCCCAAGAACAGGCCATGCAGGCTGGTCAAATGCAGGGACAAATTGATCCCAAGATGGAAATGGAAATGCAAAAAGCGCAACTTAAGTTGGCAGAAATGCAGGAAAAACGCATGATGAACCAAGAAACCCATCAGCAGAAGATGGAGACTATTCGTCAGCAGATGGCCCTTAATGATCTTAAAACCCGCAGTTCTATTCTTGAGAAAACAGCAAGACCCGCAGGCCGACCACCCTTGGCAGCGGGAGTATAAAAAACTACTAGACAGAATTAAATTCCGAGTATAGTAGTCAGTATAACAAATGGATTGGACAGATCAGGACTCGCGTGAATGGGCCAAAACTTGGGCAATGCCCCATATGCAAAAAGGGCTTAAGTTCATATCTAAGCGAGTGCGCCCAAGGCGGAGTAGCAGTCCTGTGGCCCAAGGGTTTGATCTGTCGCCAGTGTTCATTAAGAGCGCGGGTTTTTATGAGGGCAGTCAAGAGGTTATGGATCTCATTGATACCTTGGGTCAGGGACAGGTAAATAAACCTAAATTTGACTTGCCAGAACCCTTCTCCCATATAACTTCAGAAGAAATCAAATAACATAACTAATATACTATTATGGCCGATATCCTCAACTCAGCCCTCACGGGCGAAGCAGACTTTGCTGGAACCATCTTTGGTGGCAAAAATCAAGAACCTGTAGAACCCACTCCGAGTGATACGCCTGCACCCGAAACCCAACAAGAAGAGCCCAAGCCCGCCGCTGAAGTCCCGAAAGAGGAAGCTCCCAAGGCGGAGAAAAAAGCTCCCGTTAAAGCGGAGCCCAAGGCCAAGGCAACCAAGGAGGAGACGGAGAAAGTAGTTGCCGATATTACCAAGAAAGTCTCGTCTAAGGATGGTAGCGAACAATCAAATGAAAATGCTTCGGAGGACGATCTCCCGCTAAACCCCCACTTTTCCGATAAGCCCATCTCTGATAAACCTGAAGGTGACGATTCGGAAAAAGGCGTCTCAAGCTGGAAAGAGATCAAAACCGAAATGAAAAAGGCCCGTGAAGAACGGGATCGTCTGAAGGCCGAATTGGACGCCACCAAAGAGAAGGTTGGCAAATATGAGGGCGAGACGGTCAAGAGTCTTCAGGAAGAACTGGAGGGCTACAAAATCCGCATGGCAGAGCTTAACCGCGAGCTAAAGGCAGCGAACTTTGAGCGAAGCCCCGAATACATCGAAACCATCAAAAAGCCTCTGGCTGGCCTTCAGGGAGATCTAAAGGCTATTGCAGAAGCTAATGACGCCGATTTCAGTAAACTCTGGCAGGCCCTGACTGAGCCCGATGCCCGAAAGAGAATGGACTCTCTAGAAGACTTGACGGGAGACTTTAAGCGCATGGAACAGTTGTCCATTGTCAAGATGGCCGATAAATACCATGATTTAGCCCAATACCATGAGCGGTTCCAAAATGAGGCCGAATTACTATCAGAGGCAGAAGCTGCCCGTAAGGCCCAATCTGAGCAGGAGTTTATTGAGAATGATCTTCGTCTCCAGAAAGCCTTTACAGCTAAAACTTGGACTAACATGGAAGATCGCTACAGCTTCCTACAAGAGGTGGATGGTCAGGATGACTGGAATAGTCACATCCGCAGCGCAAAGAAGAATGCCTCTGAAACTAATCTAGATCGTCTGAGCGTCGAAGACCGCAGCGCCATCTTGGCTCGTGCAACTGTGGTTCCCTTCCTTGAAAGCGCCATCAACCATTATAGTGCCCAGTTGCAGAAAGTGAGCGAGACTAAGAACGCTGAAATTAAAGAACTTAAGGCCCAGCTAGAGGGACTTGTGGGGGCCACGCCAAGCCTTGGTAAGGCCACCGAAACAGACTCTTCGGATGACGGCGATGATGATGCTGATAGTTTGATGAATTTCGGAAAATCTATCTTCCGCTAAAATTCTTCTATTGACAAATTTAGGGAAATGTAATAGTTTCCCACCAAGACTTAAATCCGAGTTGGTCGCGGATGCCTCGCTGGCGGGTTAGCGCCTTCACAATTTGTAGCCGTAAATCTCTGGTCGCGGCCCAGAAACTTAACCGATAGACGGGCATACTATGCCCCGACATCAAAACTAACACTTATTCTAAAATAGAAAGAAACTAAAACAATGTCAGCACAAACAGCTACAACGTGCGAAAGCATCAACGACAATTTCCAGAGGGAGACTGGTCGCGTTGCTCTTGGCACCTATCGCTTGGGTCTCTATAAAGATCCTTATCTGCGCTTCGTCTCGCAGTCCGCGTTCCCCGACAACATGGGGGCCGTTATCAAAAACACCATCGCCCAACGTTCTATCTCCACTGGAGCTAACGGATGGGAAGACATCGGTGTTACTGGCGGAACGGGAGCCGATCCCACCAACGACAACTCCTGCTTGCCCAACGTCCGCAAAGTCGGCTACGCCTTCGATCAGAAGGATTTCCGTCTGCGCCACTTGGCAATCGAATCGGATTGGATCTGCTTGGAAGATGTTCGCACCTCCGCGTTCCCCGTGGAAGATGTCAACAACTACATCAAGATCCTTGCCGACAACGTCAACGTTGAGTGGATCAAACGCTACGACAACGACTATCTGGCCAACTCGACCAAGCTTTCGGTTGAGGCTGGTTTCGATCAGACGGTGAGTGGCATCAGCTTCGCTGCCGATGGTCTGTCCACAATCACTGGCTTGACCGCTCCTACGAGCGTTCTCACCACTGGTGTTCTGCGTCAGATCTACGATAGCCTCTACACCAGCAACGCTGGCGATGACGGTGATGCGGTGACTGATGACGGTTCGCCTGTCTTCAACGTGTTCTCCGAGCGCGGCACCATCGAACAGTTGATCAAGATCAACCAAGATATCCGTCAGGACATCCGCTGGAGTGATCGCGTGAACGACCTGCTTGGACCCAACGGCAGCATGCTTCTTCCCAAGAAGAGCTATGCTGGTTATGTGTTCCACAGCCGTCCGTTCCCGAAACGCTTCAATGATGGCGCTGGCGGAACGCTGGTTGAGGTTGCTCCGTACATCACCACTTCGGCCACCAAGGGCACGAAGGCCATTGTCAATCCTGCCTACAAGAATGCGAAGTACACCTCCACGGTTATCTTCCATCCGAAGGCCATGGAGTGGCTGGTTCCGAACCCGAACCTCAAGGTCGGCAAACTGACTTATGATGCTCAAAATTATCGCGGAGATTTCCGCTGGATCAACGAGTATGATAAGAACTGTAACCCCGACAAGAATTCTGGTTACTGGCGGGCCAAGATGGCCTGTGCCGTCAAACAGAACGTTCCTGAGTGGGGCTATTACATCGTCCACCTGCGTTGCAGCCTTGCAAACGATCTCGTTGCTTGCGCTTCTGGCAGTGGCTACGGTTACTTGGTTCCCTAATCGTTAGGTTCCCTTCATCAAGGCTTGCCTCGGAGTAAAATCTGAGGCAAGCTCTATGAGGAGAAATAACTAATAAATAACTACTATGAAAATAGAAATTCCCGAAGGATATACCCTGCCTGAAGATGTTGCTGATGGTGGGACGCTAGAAGAACTCGTCACCTTTAAAGTCGAAGGCGAGTACCTTGTCCCGACCATGATTGCTGGCGTCGAGATTGCGGCTGAAGAGGCCGAGGACGAAGCCGAAATGGAGGACGAGGCCGCTGACGAAATGGAAGCGGGCGCGTCCCCTATGGCTGGCATGGGTGAGCGTATCATGGGCATGGCTTAAGCTGTTAGGGCTCCATAGACTATGGCCCTTCCAACTTTAGATGCTACCTTTGCTTCGGCGGCAGATTTGCCCCGAAGGTACATGCTTGCCCAGTGGCTGGTTAATGAACTGGGATCTGGATCTATTGCTGATTACGTCAGCCTGCCAGAACGCTATCTATGGGCTAAGATTGCCGTAGCTGCTGGCGGAACCAAGGATGAGGCAGCGTATATCGGACTTCCGAAACAATACGCATGGAAAGACATCTATGATGCGGTTTCGGGGTCGAGCCTTGGCACAATCGACTGGACTGAAAAACAAGCTTTGGGGCATATTGCCGCCGCCTATCGTGGAGACACGGCCAACCCCGCAAACCTAGCCACATATATTGATTGGCCTTGGCGCTATCAAGTTGCTTCCATTATTGGAGGAATTGGCACAGCATTTCCCAGTGAGGGTCTTCTGGCATTTTACAAACTTGCCGATTTAACAGACGCAAGTGGTAATGGAAACAATTTAATCAACACAAATAATGTGCAGTTTGTGGCGGGCAAGATTGGTAATTGCGCTCAATTTGATGGCACGGCAAAAGGTTTGAAATTAAACTCTTTTTCCAGTCCTTTTGCTTCAAATTCTTCTTATACAATTTCCTTATGGTACAATGTCGCAACAATTAAAAATTATTTCACTCTTGTTGGCTGTGCAGATGTACTTTCTCTTAATATCCATGGATCTTTAGGTGGGCGGTTAGATATTAATAATTCTTCCGTTGCAGACTTTTTTGTTGAAGACTTCTTTACAACAGGCTCATGGAACCACTTTGTTGCAACCAGAAACTCTTCAAGTCAAATTGCGGTGTGGAGAAATGGAGTAAAAATACAAGAAAGCGAATCAACAGTCGAATATGGTAGCGTCCCATCTATAACTATTGGCAATTTAAACACAAGCGAAACCTCGTTTGCAATGGACGGCAAAATAGATGCTGTTGGCATTTGGCAAAGAGAGCTAAATGAATCTGAAATAAACTCTCTTTACAACAACTCCAACGGATTAGAACCATGAGTATTGAAGATATTCCAAGAGGCAGGGGGATAGAGCGCGGAGTCAAACTCACTATGAGCGAGTTGATTGCTGGCGTTGCCCTGATGGTCACTTTGTTTTCGGCGCTCAATGGATGGATTGTCCTTCCAGAGCAGATGAGGCACATACAAAATAATGATGCCAAGCAAGATGCAACAATTGAACTCATCCAAAAAGATGCCAATGTCCGAAGCGAGACCTTGGCCCGAATCGATGAGCGCACAAAAAGAATCGAAGATTTCTTGCAATCCAAGGGATACTGATCTAGCCTTATTCCTATGAAATCATTCTTCGCAAAACTGGCTGGTGTTCCTGCCAAAATCTGGAACTTCTATGCTCCGATCCTCAAAGAGCTTCTGACCTCTTCGGTTTCGGCGCTCCTTCCAATTGCTCTTGAGATTGTCGAGGACTTGGCGTTCTCTGGCAAAACCAGCCCCCAAAAGCGCGAGGCTGCCGTCAGAAAGCTAACCGCCGAAGCTAAAAAGATGGGGTACGCCGCCTCCGAATCCCTGATTCGTTTTACGGTTGAATCCGCCGTCCAACGGTATAAACTTTCCCTTTAATGAGAGACAAGATCCTAGCATTTCTGGTCTCCAAGATGGGTGGTATTCTTACCCCTCTTATTGCTGTGGCTGTGGCGACTATCGTGTCCCGTCTAGCCATGGTTGACCCCAAGTTGGCCGAGTCCGTCGATCAAGTTAGCCTGACTGGCTTCATTGTGGCCTTGCTCATCTCTGTTGTTAACTACGTTACAAACGAAGTGAATGTCAGGGGCGTCAAACAGATCCAAGCCTTGGTCAATACCGACGAGGATGGGGTGGCTGGACCGCTCACCTATACCGAAGTCCGCAGGGCCATTGCGGTCAAAAAGAGGGCGGCTAAATCCCGCAAACCCGCATGTGCAAGCCGCAAGAAAAGACGCTAAGACTTTCCCATGAAGTACTCAAAGCAATCCTCGTCCCAGCCTCGCCCCAAGAAGATCGCAGAGGTTTCCTTGTCCGTTTATTCGGTTCCCTCAAATTCACAGCCAAAGTCAAGCGGAGCAATGAAGGAAAGACTTCCGTCAACTTCGGAGTCAGAGGAGGAACGGATTTTTAGGAACTGGGACATTGGTAGGCGCATGTGTGGGTGGTAACATGCCAAACAAGAGCAAAGCCTTGGAAAACTTGGCTAAGATCGCCCTGAGTCAGGTGGGGGTTAAAGAGGCTGGCGGCAACAACAACGGGCCTGAAATTCGGAAATATCAAACAGCAACAGAATTAAAGCCCGCTTCTTGGCCATGGTGTTTTGATGGTTCCGTGGAAACACTTACAGATGCTGGATGGAAAAAACTTTCAGAAATAGATGGATCAGAAATGGT